CTTTTGCGGGTGATGCGGGTAGTGTATTCAAGAATCCTATGGAGGAACTTATTAATAACGATGCACCTTCTCTGTATATTGATTCTATTGAGTCACCATACTTTGACATTGGGATGACTGCTTCTGCCTCTCCACCCTCGGCAACCTCTGCTACTGTACGATCTTTTACTATACCGCCTTTCTTTAAACTTACCTCTGGTTCTTCTTCATATGGTAAACTTTTTTCTTCAGCAATCTTTGCTATTTTTTCTTTTACTACTTCTGGATATTTCTCTTCTTCTTCTGGTTTTTCTATAGTATCTAGAGATCCAAATGATGTATCTACCTCATCTACAGGTACAGGTGCAAGAGCAGGAACTACAGCACTAGAACCCACCATAGAATTTGCCACTCCACCTACGAGTGACCTCATTGCTTTGTTTAGATAGTTAGTGACCTTTGAACCTTTTTCCATTAGGATCTACGTTGTTCTTCTGCGATGCGATCTCTTTCTTTCTGTAAGTGATTCGCTAACATATTCACATATACCTCGCGTTCCCAAGGCATCATATTCTCAATGTCTGTCAAACTATATTTATGGTGTTGAACTAAAGAAAAATTGGTTTGATAGAAGGTCATGATGCCCTCATGGAAGAGGGCTATGCGAAAAAATCAGATAATCCTTCTAATTCAACCTCATTTACAACCTTAGTGTTTGGATTCTTGACCTTTAATACATGCTTTAGAGTTGGCATTGTCTCAAAGAACTGCTGTATAGTATCGAATTGTTGACTGGTCAACCCTTCTACCCATGCTTTTGATTCTTCAACAGAGTCAGGAGTATAATCTTCTTCACCCACATACACTCTCTTAATACACTTTGCCATTAAATCATATGGATCTGGTTCACCTCCTGTGAAGTTAACCTTTGCAAAGTAATCTAAGTCTGGATATCTCATCTCAACAGTAATATCATCATTTAATTTGATAATATTTGTGTGACCTTTGGGAAAGTTAACTTTGATGTCGTTTACTAGAAACTTAACATCAACAGTAGTCTCCATATCATCTTCACAAGTAACCTTTACTTCAAGTTCCTCACCGATAGATCTAGCACGTATCTGTAAAAACAAATACTCTATATCAAACAATGCTAAGTCTTCTACCTTTGTCTTAGTGATAAGGCAGTTTTGTATTGTGGTTGTAATAGCGTCTAATATTTGTTCTGAGTCTTCGTTCTCTAATGCTACTATAAGAACTTTCTGTTCTTTGACTAAGAATGGTCTGTACTTTACCTTCTTTTTGGTAGAGGGAATAGTCAACGTATACGTTGGCGTTGCAATATCAGGTAATGCCATGATTTATAAATTCAGTATATTATATAGCAGGGTTTTTTAACTGCCTATATCAGGTGCAGGACCTTCTATCAAGTGACTGTATTCATAGTAAAATCCAACTGTTGCCTTGACAAGTTGTGCAGGGGCAGATGAGTATGGTATTGATGCTACTGTATATGGATATGCTTTTACCAGTCTCGCGTTCCATGGATTTAGATAATCAGGTTTCTTCTTATTGCCACTGTCGTCTGTGCCAGGATCTGCAGCACCTTCAAACTTCTCTAACTTGTGTATGAACATGTCACACGCATAGTCTTCATAGTAATTAAATGCTGATGCTCTTCTATACTCTTGATCATCATAGAAAAACTCAGGTGCTTCTGCAACAGTGTTTGATGTAAAATCTTGCCATGCTCTAAAAAATCTAAGTGGCAGTGATGTTCCATCCAACATGAAACTAACATCTAATTCATTATATACTTTTGCTGTTGCCATCTTTTGTGTGATACCTTTATGCACTGACTTAATATCAAATGCTGAGTATGTCACACCTGGCAACTGTATCTCATTACATAACAACTGTAAGTTCATACCATCACCGTTGTCAGTAAGTCTTAAGAACTCATCACCAAGATTATCTTCAAAGAATTTTTTTAGTTTAGCACTTGGTTGAAATGAAAACTGATATAAATTGGACGAAGAAATACCACCAGACTTGCCAATAGCCTGCATGAAATTCATTAGTCCTCTTGCGGTTGCCATAAATATACATATGGTTTGATATATGTATTTATAGTGACATACAAGGGTAAATACCGAGTAATTAATTACAAGAAGTATAAAGGTGATCCTACAGGCGTTGTATACCGTTCTTTGTGGGAAAGAAAGTTCATGAAATGGTGTGACTCGAACCCAAATGTATTGGAATGGTGGTCAGAAGAACTTGCTATACCGTACAAGGATCCAGTTACAGGTAGATGGCGTCGTTATTTTCCAGATTTCTGGATGAGGGTAAGAGAGAAGGATGGTAAAGTAAAATCATATCTTATAGAAGTCAAACCCAAAAGACAGGTCGAAGGTCCTAAACGTCAAAACAAAAAAACCAAAACGTATATTACGGAGGTTAAGACATATGCCACCAACAGAGCAAAATGGGATGCAGCAGAACAGTTCTGCAAAGACAGACTCTGGGAGTTCAGACTCGTCACAGAAAGAGAACTCAAGGTTTGATGCACTTGTTGCAGACATGAAGGGTAAGAAGATAAGTATCTCAAACCTCAGAGAAGAAGTGTTCAATATATTACTAGATGATGCTGTAGAAACTCCACAAACAGATAGATACTATACCTTTGAATATGATCCTAAATTTAGAGATCAATTAAAAGCATGGGATCAGTATCCTCTTGTATATACTATGGAGTATAAGAAAAATAATTTACTCGGTGCAAACGTACATCATATCAAAGGCACAAACTCTAGATTAAAGGCACTAAATAATAAAAGGTTTCCTAAATCTAGTTACCGTTATTATATACCGAAGAATGCAGATCGCATCTTCTTTGAAGTAAAAGAGAGTGAGGTGCAACTATTAAGCACTCTACCCTTAGAAAAATTTCATTTCAATAGATAATGACACAAAAAACTGTATTTGAATATCCAGCTGGACTTTCTGGCATACCATATGCTTCGTATCTACAGATAGAGAAGTATAGTTATGACGAAGCACAAAAGAAAGTGCAGGACTCTCAAAACGATGCTCTTGGTGCTCTACAAAATAGTAGAATAGCAGACGTAGTAGAGGGTGGTGTCAATGTGGTTGCAAATGTATATGGTTCTGGAGAATCTAAAGAGACTCAGAATCAAAGAAAAGTAGAGCAAGCACTAGCAGATGATAGTTTTGGTGTTGCAGGAACAGGTAATATATTTGGTTTTGGAAGAGACAAGGTATCTTTGGCAGATGCAGATGATGATACAGAAGTTTTTGTAAACGGAAAGAGAACTACAATAGGAGCGTTAAAGAAAGAGAAGCAAAGATTAGCAGAATTAAATGCAAAAGGTTTGATGTCAACCATGTGTCATCTTCCCTTACCTAATGAGTTTCAATATAAGTATGGTGCAGACTGGAGCAACGAATTCAAATTAGGAACACTAGCACTTGCTGCTGATGATGCACTTAGATTTGGAGGAATAGGAGTAGCAGGAGGAGTGATAGCGGGTGGTGGTCAAGCAATTGTAAACAGTTTGACAGGTGACAAAAAGAATAAAAAGAATCAAGCAGATAAAAAGATTGAAAATATAGAAAAAGTAATTCAAAAAGCAGCTGGTGGTGTGGGTGCGTCTACCAACCCATTTAAAGTTAACAGTGAATTGAGTCCTAAAAACATAGCAGGACTAGCAGGACTAGCACCTAACGAAAACTCTATACAATTCTTCTCAAAAATGCAAGGGAGAGAGTTTGGTTTTAGATTTGAATTAGCAGCAAGAAATAAAGTAGAGAGTGATAGAATTATAGAAGTTGTAGAGTGGTTCAAACGTGGAATGCATCCTAATTCAAAAAATGGTAAAGGTAGTGCAGTCATGCTTACCTTCCCAGATGTATTCTTCTTGACTCCAAAATTTGTACGTTGCAATGAATTTGGTGAGATTGAAGGAAAACCAATACAACATCCTATGATGCCTAAGACAAAACTATGTGCATTGACTGGATTAACAATAAACGCAACACCATTTGGTCAACTACAAACAGTATTTGATGGAACGATTCCTGTTATTACAATGGAATTGCAATTCAAAGAAACAACAAAACTTACACGTGTCGATATGGAAGGTTCAGAATACAAACGAAATAAAGGTCTCGGTAAGATACTTAATAAAGGTAGGTTTGTAGCAGATCCTAAGAGTGTGGGAACAACTGAGGTATCATACTAATGTTAAACAAATTACCAGAGTTATTATATAACTTTTCACCAACACCTCTTGACCCTGACTTTTTACTTGTCAGGAATATTTGGCGACGTGCAGAGATACTAATAGAGTTTAAGGCACAGGTAACGATCTTTACTGAAGTAAATGTTAGGGATGGCGAAAGACCAGAAGATATTGCTGTAGCATATTATAATAACCCATTCTATGCTTTTACAGTATTGGTTGCAAATGATATTGTGGATGTGTACAGTCAATGGCCACGTTCCATAACACAGTTGCAAGAATTTATTAATCAAAAATATGAAAATCCACAAGCAACTAAACATCATATAACAACAGAAGTGAAGGATGCTAATAACAATGTTATAGTTGAAGCGGGTAAGATTGTAGCATCTAATTATCAAGTGTCATACTACAACGGAACTACAACTGTTACTGCGACTCCAGTTGTATCTGTTAGTTATGAACAATATGAGTTTGAGCAGAATGCTAAGAAGAGTAGAATACAGTTAATCAAACCATCATTAATAGAAGATTTTGTAGATCAATACTTTAAATTACTCAGCAAGGGAAGACTAGAACAAGTAGGAACTGCAGCGTCAGATATAAACATGTAATAAAAAAGCACCCCGAAGGGTGCTGTATATCTCGAACAAAATTATTTAGTCATCTTGTGCGAGTTGTGCGAAGTATGATAACGTATCATCTCCACTTTCAACTGATGCGGGTGTTCCTGCTGCAACAGGTGTTGGGGTTGACTCAACCTCTTCGTATGCTGTTTCAGCATCGACTGGTTTGTTGTAGTTACCCTTCAATGTAGACTCAAGACGTTGCTTAAGTTCATCATAAGATTTAAACTGATCATCAGCAGTAAATGCTGCTAGACTGTGCTCTTCTTTCCAGATTGCTTCCAACTCTTTGTCGTTGAACCCACCTAATGTAGATGTCTCAGCAAACTCAGACTTGTCATAATTCCAGAATCCTGCGACTCGTGTGATCTTCAACTTGAAGTCAGCACCTTTCCAGAAATCAAATGGATTTACTGGTGTCTCATCTTCAAATGCGGGTTGCATTGATTCCATAATCTTGTCAAATATTTTCTTACCATATCTGTATAAGAAAACTCTGCCCTCATTCTCAGGGTTCGCACTATCTTTAACAACGTAGATGTTGCTGTAATAGTTTAACTTACGCTTTTGCTTGCGTGCTTGATCTCTTTGAGGAGATCCCTCTGCTCCTGCGTTCCATAGTTCTCTGTTGAGATCGGAAACAGGATCTTTCTTACCTAAAGTTGTCAAGGAGTTCTCGATATACCAACCGCCAGGTCCTTGGAAGGCATGACTCCAAACTTGTGCCCATGGTAGGTCTTCACCATCGGGTGCAGGGAGAAATCTGATTACAGCGTAACCATTTCCTGCTTTGTCCACCTCTGGTTTCCAGAGACGCTCATCAGGACCTGCTTTGGTCTCTGACTTATTGAGATTTTCTGCTTTTGAAAGTAAGTCTTGAAAGTTAGACTTCTTAAGTGAAGCAAATGACATAATTGTATTCCTCGTATTTTTGTATTGTGAATATTACTGCAATGCAGCATTACTATTTATTATAGCAGAAAAGAAAGTCTTTGACAAGCTGTTCTGCTCTATCCTCTCCGAAGATACCTTTGAGGTATCCACCGACAGGATCCAATCTTGTCATGTACGTATCAAAATCAGCATAAACTGAGGTATCTTCACCATAAGGTTCTACTGCATCCACCATTCTAAAATATGCTTGCATATATTGTGCGAACTCTCCGACATATTGATCTACCTCATCCATCTTACACTTACGCACGAAAATATTCTCTGAGAAGTGATTACCTTTCTCAAAGAATCTATAGTCCTCTGTTGCTACTGGTAGGTCTGGATGTTTGAACAGATAGTTCTCTGTGGGATGTTGGAAGTCAAATACTATAATAACCTTTTTGTCGCTAAATCCCATAAGATCCATGCCAAAACAGGGAAGATTACAACCTGTCTTAGGATAGAGGATGTTGTTGTATATGCAAGAGTTTTCATTGTATATCTCCACTTCTCGTGCCTTCAAAAAATATTTATGACGATATATCTTTGCTGTAAGAGTTGTGTTACGTTTTCCTTCCCACGTCATATCGAGAGGATCTTCTTCAAGTAAGAAAGTATTGTTTAAAACTTTCTTATAATTCTGCCAGAGGTTCATTGGAAATAATTAAAATTAATAACAAAACGTGCTTTCGTATTACTGGGTGTTGACCCTGCATGACGTAAGTGTGATGGAAAAGTTATTAAACGATTCTCCACACTTTTATATGTATCACCGTTTTCAAATGTTGTACATCCATCATTTGTATTGATGTAGAATATACTTGTGGTATGTCCATAGTTACCTACATCAGTATGCATACCACCAACTCTTACTTTGTCAGTTTTGAGTCTTAGATTTGCTTTGATTCTAACCCAAATAGAAGGATTAATTTTTTGCATGATCGGTGCTATAACATTTACATGTTCTGATACAACACCACGATTAGGAAACCAGAATAGATGTATAAACTGAAAATCATCAGGATGATCTCCGTCAGGTCCTATAACGTAAGGGCAATACATCCATGGACAATTTTGAAAATCAGATCTACTATTTACAAACCATTCTTGTAGTGGTTCAAATTGATCTTTAGGTAAGAAATTATCCTCTACTTTTACTGGTGATATTGTTTGCACGTGTAACATTATTCTAAAGGTTCAATTCCATATGGTGTTAGATCGTAATAAGGAATTTCTAATGGTTCACCCTTACGTGGTGTTGGTTGCCCTATCTTATCTAATATCTCAGCAGGAATCTTTTTCATGGTAATGTCATAGGGTATAGGTGCGTTTGCTACACACACTCTAATACATTCCCACTGTTCCTCAGTAAAAAAATTATTATGATACATTACTTCTTAAATACACCTATCTTAGTCATAACATATAATGTTAGAACTGTCCAAAAAATAATTTCTAATGCGTGGTTAGTCATTTCATAGTTACCTGAGTTGATCTATCTGCAATATCTTTGTAAGGTATTACTTGTGTTTCTCCTGCAGAATTTAATGCGAATAATTCATCATAGTCTTTTGCTACTGACCTATTACCTTTTCCGTGACCACCACTCTTTAAAGGTATGATATGTTTTCCATTTCTTACATAAGCAGATGTTTTTGCTTGCACCTTAATAAGGTTATGAGTAATAGGATGATAAGCAATAAAATCAATATCACATTGAGCATCAGGAAGAGGAATGAATGATATGTAACCTAGTTTAGCATAATGATTCATCGCCTCAGTAACACCTAATATAGTTTGTTGATTTCCTCTTTCAAAATCTTCAAATATACCTATTGGATTAAAATTAGTCATCATGTTCATCCCATTGATCTACTAGATCTTTGTTGTCAAAGAATGCTTTATATATTCCAAATCCAGATAACAATACTAAGATTACTAGGATTGATATACCAAACGTGGCATTGGGGTCAGCGTTGTAGT